ACCTCGCACCCTACACCGAGCCGAAAGAAGACCATATCGTGCAAGACCACGAAATTGTTGACCGCATCATCAAAGACGGATTCCTGGGCGAGCTCAGACTGAATATCGCGGCACAGATGATGCAAGGTTTGATATGTGCCCCGCTCATTCCAGGCTGTAACCCAAATCCGCCTGCCGAGCAACTCGCACAAACGGCTTTTAGACTTGCCGACGCCTTCATTGCCGAAGCAGAGAAAGGAGGAAAAGCATGAAAAATCTACCCGAAATAATATGGCTCAATATCGGCGATGAAGTTCCCGATAATGCCGACTTCCGCGACCTTGCAGAGGTGACGTGGAGCGATGAGCAAATACACGATAATGACATTCCATACAGGTTGGTTGCCAAAACGGAGAGAGGAGATTCCAAATGAACTGCGACATGACATTCTGCGAGGGCGACGGTTGCAAGCGCAGGGAGGAATGCCACCGCTACCTGGAATCGCTCAGGTTCCGCGCAGACAAAACGAACCTCAAGAATTACATATCAATGTATAAACCAACAGAACCCAACAAATGCACCCTCTTTTGGAGGGAGAAAGGAGGAGAAAATGAGTAAACCAATCCTCGACGCCTGCTGTGGCGGCAAGATGTTTTACTTCGACAAGAACGACCCACGGGTATTGTTCCAGGACATACGCTGCGAGGAGACAACCTTGTGCGATGGACGCAAATTCTCTGTGAAGCCGGATGTGATAGGCGATTTTACAAGCATGGATTTCCTTGACAACACATTCAGCATGGTTGTATTCGACCCGCCTCACCTGCGTTGGTGGGGAAAGGACCCGGAAAAGAAGCCGACAGGCTTTCAACAAACAAAGTATGGCACACTCCGTGCCGATTGGAAAGATACCTTGGCCAAGGGCTTTGCGGAATGTTTTCGCGTTTTGCGTCCCGGCGGTTTCCTCATCTTCAAATGGAATGAGCATGACATAAAGGTGTCAACCATTCTCACACTCACAGACCAGAAACCGATATTCGGACATAAGTCCGGCAAACGAGCAAATACGCATTGGATTTGCTTTATGAAAGGAACAGAACAATGAAACAACTCCTGTATATAGACCTATTCTGTGGTGCAGGTGGAACATCCACGGGTATAAATTCCGCACGGCTAAACGGTGAACAGTGTGCTGAGGTCATTGCCTGTGTTAATCATGATGCTAACGCAATCGCCTCGCACTCTTCCAATCACCCGGACGCACTTCACTTTACAGAGGATATACGCACATTGGAACTATCCCCGCTCGTTTCCCACCTCCAAAAATGTAGAGCGGAGAATCCCGATGCACTGACTGTTCTTTGGGCATCGCTTGAATGTACCAATTTCAGCAGAGCAAAAGGAGGTCAGCCCCGCGATGCAGACAGCCGCACACTTGCAGAGCATCTATTCCGATACATTGAGGCCATTGAGCCGGATTACATTCAGATTGAGAATGTGGAGGAATTTATGTCGTGGGGTGAGGTTGACGAAAATGGCAAACCAATATCCATGGACAAGGGCAAAAGTTATCTCCGTTGGGTGCGGAATGTAAAACGCTATGGTTACAACTTTGAGCATCGCATACTCAACGCGGCTGATTATGGTGCATACACCTCTCGCAAACGTTTCTTTGGAATATTCGCCCGGAAGGGTTTGCCAATTGTATTCCCAGAACCCACACACTGCAAAAATGGGAGCAAGAATCTGTTTTCAGAACTGCAACCGTGGAAACCGGTGCGCGATGTGCTTGATTTCTCAAACGAGGGTGAAAGTATTTTCGACAGAAAAAAGCCATTATCAGAGAAAACTCTTGAGAGAATCCATGCCGGTTTAATCAAATTCGTAGCGGGTGGCAAAGATGCTTTTATGATTAAGTACAACTCTGTCAATCAGAAAACAGGCAAGTATGTACCTCCATCTCTTGATGCTCCCTGTCCTACGGTTGCAACTCAGAATCGCCTGGCACTTGCGCAGGTGTCATTTCTATCCAAACAATACGGCGGTCATCCATACAGTAAGAACGTATCAGTTGATGGTCCGGCGGGAACGGTAACTGCGAGAGACCACCACATGTTCGTGTCTGTACATTATGGCAATGGCTATAATGTCGCTCTTGACCGTCCTGCTCCTACCGTTACTACTAAAGACAAGTTGTCGTTGGTTGGTGTAACTCCATTCATCGCCAACGAATATTCGGGAGGTGGTCAATTGTCAAGTGTCGAAGGCGTATGCCCTGCGGTCCTTACCAACCCAAAACAAAAACTTGTGTCTGTCTCACATTTTTTGCTCAACCCTCAATTCAGTTCGGCGGGGTCGTCAATTGATTCTCCTTGCTTCACGTTAATCGCGAGAATGGACAAACGGCCACCGTCATTTGTGAGCGTGAAACATGGCACACTCGACATCGCCATATATGACACTGACTCGCCAATGACCATCAAGATAAAAGAGTTCATGCGCCTATACTCTATCATCGACATTTCTATGCGTATGCTTATGGTCGATGAGTTGAAACTTATTATGGGATTCCCCGAAGATTACACACTGATAGGCACACAGGCCGAGCAAAAGAAATTCATAGGCAATGCTGTGGAAGTCAGCATAGCTCGTGCTTTATGTGAGGCTCTCTGCAAAGAGATAAAAAAGTATCATGAAAAGAAAGTAGCATAATGAACTCCCGAACATTCTTTGAAAAGGTAGCTCTCATGCGAGAGGCTCAAAAAGACTATTTTCGCACACGGTCGCGGGATGCCCTGCGCAAATCTAAAGCTCTGGAGACCGAGATTGACCACGAAATAGAACGTGTCCGCGCCATGGGCTACCCGGCAGAGCAACCGCCGCAACAGCCAAATCTATTCTCACCCAAAACTTAAAGCAACACGCCATTCCAATTTACCTAACTTTGCCGCCGATGAAAAGCCTCATCCCCAACTCGCGCCGCCCGGATATCACCTTCCACTCCTCGGGCCGCATCGACATATCGGCACGGATAGCCCGCCGACTCTCACTCTCCACTGGCGACGTCATTGACATACTCAGCCATGACGGCGAGCTGTACCTGCGCGTACGCCTCCGCGCAGGCGCATACATCGGACGGCACGAGGGGCGCGTCTGGGGCACAAACCACGGCAGGGGCACATTCCGCGCCTGCTCCCGCTCCATGACAGCCGCCGTCCTTTCCGCCGCCGGCGCCACCTCCACTCTCCGATGCCCCTGCGGAATGGAGTTTGAACGCGACAATAAAAAGTACATCACAATCATCTACCGCTGTCCGCTATGATCAAAGACATAAAATACTCAGGCTATGCAGCTCAGCCCTCCGACTACGAGTGCCCGGACGGCCAGCTCGCAGCCTCCCTCAACCTAATAAGCGAGGATAGTCAACTGAAACCGCTTTTTCAACCTACGCCAACATCTATTGGCCTGTCGGCATCGCAGAAGGCTGCTTATATCCACAAAACATCTTCGTATAAGCATTACATTCTATTGGAGGGCAAAAAAGTCAGTTGGCTCAATGGTAAATCCGATACGGTCCAGACTCCAACATCTTTAGCCACGTTCACAGGGTTAGACATCTATCAGTTCAGTTCAATTGGAAATACATTACTTGTCCTCTGTTCTGACGGTATGCATTATTTCCTATGGAAAGGTGAGACTAACGGCTACCTTGACCTCGGCACAACGATGCCGGAATGTTCTTTGTCATTCGGTTTGCAAGGAGAAATGAAACGCACTGATGAGTTTGAAATCTCCTACAGCATACACAAAAACAACATCTATTCAAACTTTGATGATACCCAGAAAACTACCATCACCAACCAAGTGTTGGCAAAGATAAACAAATTCATTGCTGAGGAGTCAACTCAGAAAGGAAAGTTTATTTTCCCCTTCCTTGTCAGATATGCCTATCGTCTATATGACGGCACGTTGACAAGACACTCCGCGCCTATTCTGATGATATGCAGCTCCGAGAATACCCCCCGTGTGTTCTGGTTCAACCTGCATGGCAAAGATGATACCTACACCACGGCCAAACTCCGTGTTGTGGCCCCTGTGCATAGCCTTGACTATGCGCTTAAATCTGACTTAACCTCGCTTCAAAATTGGAGCGACATTATTAAGTCAGTTGACATCTTCATCTCGGCTCCGATTTATACCTACGACCAGAACGGAGAGTGCGAGAGATTTATCAACGGCGGCGAGGACCTATCAAGTTTCAGCGTATGCAAGCATACCAATCAAGCGGCAAGCACAACAACATATCCTCTGCGTTACCAAAAGAATAATTTTGGCAAGCTATATGCCTTTACCTTTACACCGACTGAACTGAACACACGCCCTGGCGGCGTGTTGGTAACTCCAAAACGTAGTGCGGATGCCGTCAAGGAGGATATACGAAGCTGTTCTCAATTCTATTTCCTGCATAGCATCCGAATTGAGGAGCTTAAGACAGAGCGCACTCTGATACCTGTAAAGGAGGATTATCTGCAATCGCTTGTGACCCGTGAAGTCATGACAGATGATTATGACAGCCACGATAAGATTATTCCTCAACAGGCATTTGCCTACAACTCTCGACTCAATCTCTCAGGCATTAAGAAACAACTGTTCCAAGGCTTCGATGGCTATTCTTTGTTCAACTATTCTGATGGGTATGTAGACCTGGGAGTAACAGAGGAGCCGT